GAGATTGGCAGTAATAGTAATTGATGGGGTGTCAGTAGATACCACATAATCTTCATCTTTGATTAATATGTTATCATTAACATAAACCATTAAACTTTGGCGATTTGCACTAGTAAAATTATATGAATTGATTGTGTCAAAATCTTGACCTGTAACTTCACTTACTACTGTTTCACTATCAACATACTCAATTCCACTTGGCAGCATATCACTGTAATAGAACGCACTATCTTCACTTTTTTCTGATGCAATTTGTGCAACAACTTTATCAAGAATTTCCCAAGCAGGGGAAAAACCAAAATCTTGATTGGTAACTGCGTCAATGATTCTTGTTTTATATGATTCGTATGCTCTTGCATTAAACTCTAGTGCTTCAAAAAATTCAACTCTACCAGAACGCAATACCGCACCAGTAGGAATCATTGAACTGCTGTGTTGGATTATGTCTGTGCCGAATGGAACAATATTCCCCAAATCACGACTATTGTTTGTTCCGTTAATTTGCCCACGTAAATCTGGAATATTCTGAACCAGCGTTTGATAATGATTTCTTATAGTACCAAGCGTTACCGATGCCGATTCTTCGTTGAACGGATTTTTTTCTAGGTTTTCTGGTATCTGATAAAATCCAATTTCGGATGCTTTGTCTGATAACACACGAACTTCAACAATAGAATCATTTTCTGGTTCATTAATAAAACTTATTGTTGTGTTGTCACCATTAACGGTCACTGTATATTGCTCTGGTGAAACAAATTCAGTGCCCACTGTCAGGATAACCGATGGTACGCTATTTTCTTCAGCGACAGGAACATCTAAAGTTATATCACTGCCTGATTGATATATGAAACGGAATATTTGTTTTTGTTGGACAAGAGAATTTGCTTTCTGCCACCCAATACGTCGTTGATATGTGTTATCCTGACTATATTCTCTAACATATCCAGAATTGACTAGTCGTGTTTCTCCTGTGCGGTTATCCACATAAGAGAAAGTATCAGAGTAGAAATTATTATCAAATACAATGTCACCAACATTATTAATGGTTAAGAATTCTAGCGGGAATCCTAATATATCGTCTTCAACGCCTGTGCCAACTGCATATGAAAAAAGCTTAGATCCTGAAAAATCACTTCCAGAATATTTGGTTTGGTCACCAAAACTTATTTCTTCATCATCGAATACATCAAAAAGAGGCGACTGATTGACACTGGTTTTTTGCTGTGTTGGTATCCATATAGAACCATCATATCTAAAACTCTTGCCTTGACTTTGGATGCCGCTCTTAATAACAATTGTGTCATCTGCATCTATTGTTATCGGCAACTCGTTTAATAGTACTTGTTGATTGCCATCATTATTTGGATCTTTAAGTGATACCTCATAGATTTTATTTCTAACTCTATCGTCAGTATCATTTGCAAAAATAATACGTGTTTGGTCTAAGAGAGTAACACCATCAATGCTATAACCAAGACTACCATTGACATTAGTAAATGCATCCGTTTGACTAAAATCTATAATATCAACCGGAGGTTTCGCAACATTTCCAAAATTGAAAAGTCGTAGTCCTGCTCTAAATTCTAATATTGGTCGGCGGGCTTTTTGGTCATTATCAATAAGTGTATTTGTGTTGTTGTATTCTGCGGTTAAGCGAATAACATCTTCATGGAACCATCTGTTCGAGCGGGTCCACGGATTCAAGTCTGGGCTTGCACGGTTGATAGTAAAATAATCTTGTTCTTGTGGTTGATTGAGAGATTCCTCAAAGTTGCCAACATCAAATGGGAATTGGTCGAATCTTATTGCATCACTATCAGTGTAAGTCTCTGGTGTGACGAAATTATCAACTGGCAATAACTGAATGCTGGTGCCAACACCTTCAACATAATACTGCTGGTCAGCAAAGGTAGAAGGCTCAACCAATCCTCTAAACTGGACTTTTAATCCGTTCGTAAATTCAACGCCATTAGGGCTTGTATAAAATCTACTTCCTAGAATTTCATCAACTTCGAGCAATCCTCGTTGCTCTTGCTCTACCAACAATATACGACCAAATAATTCAGGATTATTTGAATCTTGATAGTATAGGGTGTCTTTTATTGCCGATAATAGTGGAATTTCTTCAAAATTATTCTCTGCATCACGATAAAAACTTCTGTTGGCATTTTCATTTCCAAATTCTACAGAAAATTTGTTTAAAACAGGAATTTCCTGCTCAGATGTTAGCTTTAAATAATCTCTGCCATCATTGCCCTCAATGACTGCGATTTTCCATATACTCTTGATTTCGGATAAATTTGTTATCGCTGATGTTTGATCCCATGAGGTGGTATCAAACGACCCAGTAGTACCATCAAGAGTGTCATCTCTATTATCAAATTCTTCTGTAAACCCGCTTCCATCTGTAAAATTTCCACTGGTCAATAAAGGATCAAAAAATGTTGTTTGGTTCCACGATCCACTGTCAGCTGGTTGTGTTATAACTAATGTTTTACCATCAAGGTCGGTGATACCATCTATCCCGCCATATTCACTGAGAAATTCATCGAGGTATCGGTTATTAATTTCATCAAAGCCAATATCAGTTATTAAATCAACTGTTCCAACACTTTCTAAATTATAAAAGAAACTTTGCTCATTACGCTCTGGCACATTAAATGTAATAGTGCCTGTGTCCGAACCATTATTAACAACGCCCAATACATTGCGTGATGATTTGTTTGGTGATTCTTCTAGAACACCTGAAGTTCCCGGCTCGCTCTGAATCCAGAGCGGATTACCGGGTTGATTAAGTTCAAATGTATAACTTCCGCCGCGTACAAGTGTTATAACTGGATTGTTCCCTGCCAATCCTTCTAACGAGTAACCAGATGCTTGTCTATCAACTGCAAAACTATCTGTAAATGGCACTTCTGTGGCGGAAACATCAACAGCATCTGGTCCTGCTGGTAGCCAATAATAACGATTAAAGTTACTGAACTTATCAAAGTCAATGAATGGATCCCACGCTGCGTATTCAGCTTTAAACAGCCTGTCATGACGAGATACATCGGCACCGTTATTGACTAATGCATCGAGCATTCCGGGATAAGTTATGGCATCGGTTGCTTTGCTGGATTCGTTTTCTGTGAACACCACCGCAGGCTCAAGCTGATAATTCGCACGGTTCGCTGTCAATTCATCTATGAAATTATCAGTAGTTTTATAGCCCGGCGTATTAATTCTGCCGATATACCCCTGAATACGCTCGAACTCTTGATTGCGTGATAATTGGTCTAGAGTGGACGATAAGAATTTTCGATTTGGTTCTGTACGAAAAATCTCAGGTAGTAAATCAATTGTTCTTGTTAGTTGTGCCATATTAAATTTGTGTAGTCGTTGGTGAAATTCTCAAAGTAGATGAGGTCAGTGAATCTACAACCTCTACGTCATTTACAGTTGCCGCATTTACAAATATTTCATCTGGTTGTGAACGCACTTCGTAGAGGTCTCCAAAACGCTTGTTGAGATCCAGTGGTACCAATACCACGCTAGATACTATGTCACCCAATTCTTGGTGCAAGTATGCACTCAATTCTGAAAAGTAAAATGTATCTCCAAAATCCCAATTCTCTATTGTAAAGTAATTATTCATTTCAGAAATAACCCTACTTTTAACTTCACTGTCACTTACCACTGAATTACGTTGTTTAACAACTTTAATTGTGGCTTGTAATTCTACATCTGCTTTACTTCCAAAAAGTGTTTTAAACTTAGCACTGTTTAAAATGATATTATCTGAAATCATTTTAAAATCTTGCAATTCACTATATTCCTGTGATAACTGCTCAATAGATGGTGGGACAGGTTCTGCTACAGTGTTTGTGCTATCATTAATATATTGTTGATATGCTGAATAATAACCACTCGTTATAACATAGATATCAATAATGTTTGTGCTGCCCGGATCTATTCGACGACTATTTGGAGAATTATGGCGATATTGAAAATCAATATCTTGACGACCGGTTCGTGCAAAAAAATCATCTCGCTCTGTTAAAGTACCTACTCCATTAGAGTCTGAAAATTGCCAGAAATGTTCTTCGGAAGTTGCATAAAATATCTGACCATCTACCAAACGTTGTCTGTTTTGTAGAATTTCGTCTTTCGTTGAATAAGAAGAATTAATTACGCCACTTGATACAACCTGTAAGCGTTCTAAATTATCAAAATCTACAATTCTTTGAAGAAATACAAGCTTTTGGCTTGGTGAGCGACTAGGATTGACAATCTCACGGAAGAAATCAGGGTCATCAGCTACACCATCTGAGTCAGAATCTGCATAGCTAATAAGAACACTAAAATCATTAACAAACCCGTCACTTTGTTGTGGCTGTCCAATAATATCTAATTTGTTATCAAATGCTATTGGTTGTGGGCTATCTGGTTGACTATTGGTTTTCAATACATTAACAAAATCATTAATTACTGTTCCATTCTTACTATCAAACACTGTTTCATTATCATTATAATAGAATCGCGTTTCCAATACGGACGCAAAATAATATTCTAATGAACGACTTTTGACCGTGAATACCTGCCCTTGTGTTGTGAATTGCACCAACCACGAAGCATCCGCGTTTATGCCGGTAGTGTTTTTTGCATTATCTAAATTAAATTCAGCATCTTCAGCTAGATTGGTACTGGTGATAATATACCACTCTCTGTTGTCACTATCATAACCAAGACCAAAATTGCGGAATAAACGAACTTGTTCAACAATTTGTTGTTCAAAATCTACTGGAAAATCAATTACAAATTTTGGTATAATATCAGTAATAATTGCACCACTAGGAATTCTTTCATTTAGTGTGATAGGGCCTACACCATCTGGCAAATTTCCGGTACCAAAGTTAGTACCGTCTTCTATTATCTCGACTGGTGTTGCCCATATAAATGATTTCTCGTTGCTTCTAGTTGGTGTTCCTATTACCAATTGATTATCACTAGTAAAGTAGAATCCAGCAGGTGCTTCAAACTTTATCAAGGCACCGGGCTCAATGTAGCGTCGAGTGCTACTGGTGAATTCACCAACACTTTGCGGTCTAGAAATAGATTCCGAATAAAAGAATCCAGTTGTTTGGTTGATTTTTGTGGTCGACAAATTCCACTCTAATTCTTGAACTGCAATATTAGGGCGTGAAAACTGATCATGATAAAACTGAATTGTTGAACGTCTAGATACAAGTGGCTCGACTCGATTAACAATAGTGTCAGCGATATCATTTATTGTATTCCATGTAAATGTAAAACTTGGTTGTCCTTGCTCACGATACAACGCACCATCACTTGCAAATATATTTGTACTGGAATATTTTCCTGTAATGTCAATCAAATCAAGATAACGATTTGTGCCAACGCTGCTCCGGTTGACTGCTTTACTTTTGATAATGCTGCCGAATTTTGTAAATGGGAAGTTATTGTAATCTTCACCATTTACCATTCTATTTTGAGTGTAGTATCGTGCTGGTGCACGCTGTTTGATTTCGTCTAGTGTTTCTCTAGAGCGGGCATTGCTTACCGGAGTCTCAAGTGCAACAGTTAGTGTTAGTGTTTCGTTACGACCACTGCGACTAACATATGAAACGGGTATCGTGACAGACTGTAAATCTTCTGTGGTTATGACATAATTCAAACCGTTATTAACACGCAATATTGTGCGGAAAAATCCTAATGGCATTTCGGCGAATACACCATCACCAAAATTAAGAGTAATTTGGTCATTTGCACGACTGCTAACCGAGTAATAATATCGGTCATTTGAATCATTTTGTGTTCGGCTTGAGTAGATGTTCTCTACTTGTTCCCACTCACGTTGTAATTCACCATTTGTGTCTAATTGGTTTAACCAAACGTCTTGGTCATTGATGCCACGAACATCAATTTTTATTTGGCGATTAGGTACTTTTTCAGTTACACGAAAATCTTGGAAACGAAGTGTGCCTTGTTTAAAATATAAAAAATATCCAGTATTATCAGATGCAAAACCTAGCCCATCATTGCGGAACAACACATTGAATTGTCCATTTGCTCGTGGGGTTGGTTCATAAATTCTATTTTCATCAGCACTCGTTGCGGATATCGCTTCAAATGCCATATCAATACCATTAACAGTAGCGTTGAATGGGAATACTGGGAGAAGCCCAGATGACAAATTGACAGTGTATTCTTCTGTACGCACGCCCAACAACTCTTTGCTGTTTGATGGATTTCCTATGCGTTGAGAATCAACGAGTGCGGCATTAAATATTGAGTTGAATTGTTCCTGCCAGTTTTGATTGGTTGCATCATTCCAGTTTATTACTGTGTCAGCAAGATTGTTGCCTGCAAAATCACGAACAGTTTCTGTTGTTGAAACGGACTGTACTTTTAAAAACCCACTTGCAGATTCTGCACGCTTGGGTGTATAACTTATTAAGTCTGCAGCCTTCGTTACTGAGTCCCTGCGTTCAGCAGTTTCTAAAAAGTTTTCTCGGGCATTTAAATCTGATCTAAAAGATAGTGATTGCCCCATAAAGGCAACAACGTCGAGTAGTGCGATAAATTCAGAACTTTCAACATAATCATTGAAGCTTTCTGGATAATACCGTCTGAGATAATCAACAAAACTTTTTCTTAAAGTTTCATAGTCATAACTCTGGAAATCTGCTTCCCGGTATGTTTCATATATTCGACGCCAGTCCTCGACGCCAAAAACGGAAGTTTGTCTTGTTGTCTTTGCCATTCAGATATTTATGGCAAAAGTTAAAACCGCAGTTAATCTAGTTGGACTGTACGGCTACTTTCATCAAATTGTAACCGTAAATCTAGCGGAGTAGCACCTGAGTTAATTAAAAGCGACATTTCTAGCAATACGCCACCATCTCGGGTGAATACATTTATATCTTCTACAGCAAGACGAGGGTCATTGGTAACTACTCTTTCTGCTTCTTCTACGATTCTACCAACTACAGAATCGTTTAGTGGTTCAAATATAAATGACCAGATAGAGCTACCA